ACTATTAGTTAAAGTAAATGTATATTTAATTGTATTAGCTGAAACATCTAAGTCACCACCTAAAACAGGGGAAGTATCTTCTGATACTGATGCAATAGCAGTCGCTTCTCTTGCTTGAACATAGTCAGAATCAATAAGTGCAAGTACAGCACTTGAATCTAATCCTACACCATCTAATGTAACTCTATTTTGAACATAGTCAGAATCAACTAATGCTTGAGTATCACTATCAGCTCTTGCTGTAGTGTAATAAAGGTTTGTACCTTCACTTAGATCTGTAGTTGACTTAGTACCAAAATCAGAATCAAACCCATTATAGTGGGCTGTAATTCTTGCATTGACGTAATCTGAATCTACGATTGTTGTGACAAATGCACTGTCACGATAAATGTCTGCTTGATTTGCTTGAATATAATCAGCATCAATGAGAGCTTTGATGCCATCAGAATCTAGTACTCTACCATTTAGATCAGTAAAGTTACCATCTAATTCTTCATAAGTCAAAGCAGAGCCTTTAGTATTTCTTAGTATAATGGCCATTTCTTGCTCCTAGTTGTAATACGATATAACGTAATCAGAGTCCATATAACCTTTTTTGACATATGGCAATATAAGTGGTGTTGCATCATGAGAAACGTAATCATTTGCAACATAACTATTTGCCACATAAGGCTGATATGGAAATTCCGTATCAATATTTATATTAAATCCAAAGTCCGAATCACCAGTAATATCATCGGGGTTTGGCGTTACTTCAATTCTTTCGATCTGCTGATTATTATTTAAATCAGTAATATCTGTAATAGCTTTTGTAATGACACCAGTTTCTGTAACAGGTCCATACAAATTAATCTTCATATCAAAATCTATTGAATAAATGATAGTCCTACGTGCTTCCATAGGTCCTTCAAAATCATCAGCAAAATTCACACCAACTGCTGTGATAGGAATATCCTCTTTAATTTCAGGATAGTCATCAAAAGGTTTCATAGTTAATGTGTATTGTGGATTGAAGAACGGTAGGATTTGTTCTACGATTTGCAATGCATCATCTTGTGATTTAGCATAAATGTTTAATTGGAAGTTAATGCTATATGGTACAAAGCTATAGAATCTATTTCTAATATTACCAGAAGTACCAGCCTGAAAGAAGTTATTTGTTTTCTGTAGTTGTCTGCTTTGGTCATATGTAAAGCTAAGAATCTCAAATGACATACGAGGTAGTTTAATAGCTACCTTTGTATCATTGTCTAGATCTGGATTTTCTCTGATTCTTTCAAGATATTTCTGCTTAGGCGCATATGATAGTGGAACTTTAACCTGACTAATCACTTGATTAGATGAATTTGTTCTCAACACATAAATGTTATTGAACATAGTTCCGAATGCAGCTACGGCTTTTCTTATTTTCTTATGATAAAAATGTGTTCCAAACATATTTAAGCCTCATTCGGATCGCCAAATGGATTCGTCTCAGTAAAGTCTAAGAATCCATCTGCAATAGTTTCAAAGTCATCGTTCTGTTCATTCGAAGAGATTTGATTATCTTCATTTGTTGACGATACAAGTGAGTTAGAATATCTAGGTAATAGATCGGTACCAAGGTTACGAGTTGAAACAACTTTACGTCCTGTAACAAACTCGTGATATTTGCCGTCATCTGCACCAACATGAATGAGTTTCAGTATATTGTCTGAATCTGACCAAGCAGATACCTCGCCTTGCATTACCACACCTGATGAGAATGTTTGCTGTACAATATCACCAACCTCGTAACCACTTGATGCTGAATCAAGAGTAAGTAGATATTCATAAGCATTATCTCTATCAATCGCATCTATTGCATCAATGCCTGTATCAAGATCTTCATCGTTGTACTCAAAGAGTTCACAGCGCATTTTATATGTGGGAAGATTGGATAATTGATAGAAAGGTTGCTCATGCTCGACATGCATGATTTGGAAAAGAGAATTAGATAATGGTAGATAAATCAAATCACCTTCTAGAGGACGAATAGAGTTTATCTCATTATCATAACGTGATACAGTTTGTGTCCATCTCTTTCTTGCAAGCACGAATGTTGCTTGGTCACGAATCTCTACACCAAACTTTGTAAAGAGATCTCCATCTCCATCAAAGCCATCGGTGTTTTCTATATACATTTCTACTTTGTAAGCAGAATTAAACCTTGATGGAACATCGTCTCCAAAGATCTTGTCCTCATTTACAATATCTCTTGGAATGTAATAGACGTCTTGTCCATACATTTTTAAGGATTCAATTACGATATCCTCATATAAGTTTTGTTCTGAGCGTACTTTATCGGAAAAGTATAAGTTACGTGCCATGCATTACCCCATAAAGAAATCGATTGGGAGCTCGTGATCCATCCGAATTTTTTCTCTCAACCTTTCGATATCTTGAGTTGCATCATCGAATATTTGGCGTCCATTTAACATCACGCCACCTGGTAACTGCATACCCTCAAACTTAATAAGGTTAGCACCCCATTGTTGTTTGATAAGAGCTGTAGTATATTCTTTCAGCCACATATCATTCCAAATTTTTGTATGGGTTGAAGGATCTACAATACTATAAGCTTCTACGACAATGTAGTCATCTGCCTTAATATCACCATCGTTAAAATCGCCATGTATATAAAGTCGATTTTGATTTCTTACAAAGTCAACCTGTGGAGTACCTGTCAATTTCATATCTAGCAATGCAAGATACTGTTGCATCTGTTCATAATAAGCAAGATCCCCAATATATGAATGGAGATCTGCAATATCATTTAAATGCATTTGATATTTAATGTCAAAGAAATTTTTGTTAATAGAACCACTAGTTAAAGCAAACATCTTAGTGACACTAATCACATCAGATGAAATAGGAATATACTCATTAGAAATATCATCTGATGTAATTTGATGTTTTAAGAATGTTCTGAATGTAGCTTCGGAATGGAACTCCTGATAGTATTGTAATGCCTCGTCAACTCGGTCCTCTAACTGATCTACATCTACATTGATTTCAATTACAGGGTCACCAAGTCTACGTTTACAATAATCTATTAACGTATCTCTTGAGGTTGGATTGGCCATTTCATTTTCCTTACAAACATGTTATCTCTATTTATAAGGAAAAAATCCTAAGAATTAGACTCTTGTGCCTTCGCCCATTTTAATAGAGTTTTAGGTGGTATTAATCTTAAATCAGTAAACTGGCCACTATCCCAACTATCAGGAACAGGTATATTAATTTTATGAATATTGCCTAACTCATCCCTATAGCTAACGCCATCTACAATATCAATAATACTTTGATTATCAGAATCCCATTCAAATCTTAAATGTGTTTCATACATAGTTCCGCCAAATCTACCAAACAATTTAGCATCTGTGCTATCATCTAAATCCCAAGCTTGACCTGGAGCTAATAAAGGTATTCCATTTGAGTCATATAAATCCATTATTTTACCTCAATAAAATTTAATTTTAATATGTCCAGGTTTCCCTGAACCTGAAAAATACCAGCTACTACTAGTTCCATTTGCTCCCTGGTTGCCACCATAAGCATGAGATGTAGAAATGCTTCCTAAAGCTCCACTAGTAGTACCAGGGCTGTATACACTTCCGTTATTTACTTGAGTGCTTTGGCCCATGTAGACACCCCCGCCACCGCCACCGCCACCACGACACCCGCGGTTAGATCCGCTATCAGCAGAATGCATACGTCTACCACCCATACCACACCATACACCCCCACCAGCACCTGAGCCACTCATGTAATACCCACCTGCAGAATTTGAATATCCAAAAATTTGGGTCATTGGATATGCCATATGATACCATCTAAATCCTTGAATATTTTTTGTTCTGGTAGTAAATGAGGCATGTGTACTAGAAGAATTATTAAAAAGAGAATCAACAGCAGGTGTCGCGACACCTGTGTATGTTGTTGCTGATCCTACTGAGTTCGCAATTGGAACAATATAACTATTTGAATGTGACGAGGGGCCACCCTTTGTTCCGCTTGTAGTTCCTTCACTAATACCATAAACGTTACTAGCGTCATTTCCCCCGCCACC